CATCGAACCCGAACGCCTCCCCTGTGCGCGTTGATTTGTAAGAGATCATCAGCCCCTTAACGCCTCCCTTGTAACCATCTGCGCTTCGCGCGGCGTGTAATATACTGTCGGAGCATTTTCGCGAATCGTCTGACCCAGTGTATTGATGAGCTTGTCTAGTTTTGCAGATACATCAGACATTCCCGAAGACTTCGGTTCCGAGCTCTCCACTGCCTTGTTTACAATCGGCTGTATCTTCGACAGCGGCGTAACCACTTCCGGGCCTGCCTCGCCGATCATGGCGAGCTGTGCTGAATCGACTATGCCGCCCGATGCAAGGTACGGTATCGAGAAGCTCTGACCGCCGATAGCCGGTATCCAATCAGGGATTGTTATTCCGAATCCGCCGATAGTCGAGTTCCAAAAACTCCTGATGTTGTCGAACGCATTGCGGAATGGTGCCGAAAGCAAATCTGCAAGCCCGCCGAAGAACCCGCCTATCGCATCAGGAACGCCGGAGAACCAATCTACGACTCCCTGCCAGATGGACTGGACATCGGAGCCTGCGGCGGAGAAGAAGCCGGTGATTCCACCGACGATTCCCGACACGGCACCGGATGCCCCTTGCCAGACGGCTGTGAAAAAATCACCTACCGCTTGAAAGATGATCTGCCAGCCAGTGATTTCGGTATCAACATACGCCGTGAAGAAATCCCACACGGCTTGGAAGACAATCTGCGCGCCCTGCCATACTGCAGTGAATACAGCGGCGACAATTTCGAATGCAACGCTCCAAACAGTTACCTGCAATTGGATGTATGCGGCGATTGCACCGAATACAACCTGGAAAACCAGCACGACACCTTGCCACACCATCGAGAATGCATCTGCAACGGCGCTGAAAACAGCTTGAACCCCAGACCATACCCCAGAGAACCATGAAACGGTTCCGTTCCATGCACCCTGGAACCACGAGACAACCCCGCCCCAAATGTCCATAAAGCCGGATGATAGCGATTGCCAAGTAGATGACAGCCATCCGGTGAACGAAGACCACATCTCGCGGCCCGTCTCGGTCTGCGTGAAGAAATACACGAGTCCGGCGACCAAAGCAGCGATTGCGGCAACGACGAGCACGATGGGGTTAGCTGCAAGCACCGATAAAAAACCCATCATCCCCCGTGCTGCATTCCCTATCCCCGATATGAACGACGATATCTTTATCGCGACGAAAGCGGTTCCTATTCCGATCGCTATGTCTTTTGCAAGCGGGCCGTTGTCGATGACCCATTTGACGATATCGGCGGCGGCGGAAAGCCCGTCTTTGATAGTGGAACCTAATTCGGCCCCGATTGTCTGCATTGTCGAAGGGTCGATAGAGCCTATCGAACCGGCAATGTCTTTGAAGGAATCAGTTATCCCGTCGAGGATGCCGCCGGCGAGCGGTTCGAGAGCGGCAGAAAGCTTGTTCTCGAGAAGCTGCAATTTTCCCTGCCAAGTACCCGTTGCCGCCGAAGTCTGCATAATGTCGCCGGAAGCAGACTGAGCCAAAGACCCAAGGTCCTCGATATTCATCGCTCCGGATTTCACAGCAGCGAGGAACTGGGTTGCACCGCGCGTGCCAAACAGATTGCTCGCTATATCCAAAGCAGCAGAATCATTGCCCTGGGCGATGTAATCCTGCATCTGGCTTTTGAGACGGTTGAACGTCGCTCCGGCATCCTCTCCGCCCTCTTCGAGCGTTGGGAGCGCCTTGGCCATCTTCGAAAGAACGCCGTTGGCATCGAGACCGGCTTTCGAAAGGGCTCCTGCCATCTCAGCGGTGGTATCCATCGAAAATCCGAGCTCGTTCATTGCGGGACCGGAGGTCTGCAGCGTGGACAGAAGGTCGTTGAAACCTATTCCAGTGTTCTGCGTAATGGCGTACATCGTGTCCATTTCGCCAGATACGTTCTCAGCAGCTATTCCGAACAAATTGAACGTACCCGTCAACGTGCTCATATCAACTGCGGTTCCGGTCATCTTTTGCACGACGGCGATTTTCTTTGCGACCTCGGTCAGTGTATCGCCGGAAAGCCCCATCCTTTGCGTGAGGGATTCGACGATAGAACCGGCTGCATCCAAGCTGACCGGAACCGTTGTGAAAACCTGCTCTGCAGAATTCTCCATATCGTCGAGTGCAGCACCGGATGCGCCCGTATTGCGTACGATGGAGTTCTTGAGGCTCTCGAATCCTTCGCCGACTTGCATAATTCCGGAGAAAGCCTTCTCGATGGTAAAACCTGCCGCGAATGCGGTTACCGCTTTGCCGAGCTTTCCGGTCAGCATGGAACCCATCGTAGTTCCGGCTTTGTCGCCCGTCGCCGAAGCCGCGGGAAGAATAGCCTCGGTGATGGCAGATTGCGCTCCTTCCATTGACGGCATTACCGTCACGAAAGCATTGGCAACGTTTACGCCCTCAGCCATTCGAACCTCCTTCCCACCATTTCTCGAAGTCTTTTATCGGTATCGGGTCAGACCCGATATGCTGTGATTCTTTGCCTGTATCGACCTTCCACGGACGCGGATAAGGGTCGGGCTGCTTTACGTCGTTCGGGTTTTTCGCATATGCTTTTTGGATGGAGCATCTGATTCCGATTGCCACGTCTATAAGGTCGGCGAGCATTGCCGATTGCTTGATGCGCGAAGAGAATGACGAATATTCGGGATTCATTTCGCGGGCCGTTGCCGAATCTTCGGGAAGGTGCTTCGTGAACACCCATAGGGCATGCCAATCCATGGACTCCGGCACGTCTGACAGCCGGAGTCCCATGATCGTCATGAGGTCGTAGTCTATGGCCTCTCCGTGTTCGGCTATTAGTCGGACGAGGCCGCAGATTCCCCCACGGTCGCGCCCGATGCTTCTTGGTATGCATGGAAGAGATCGCCGAATTCCTCCTGCGTGAGCTTCCCCACGTCGGGAGCACGCTTCGAGAAAAGGTCGTAGATGAATGAAGTGGCCTTGATGTTCAGCATCGTCACGTCGCCGTCTGAAGCGGTTCCGGTTATCTGCATGGTCTCATCCATCGGAAGGTCCTTCAAAAGCGGCACATGGTATACCTTCTTCGAACCCGGCAAAGCGAAGTCGAACGTCTTGATCTTCTTGCGGACTACTTGGAAAACTTCATCTTGGTTCATTCATTCGCTCCTTATGCCGAGACGGTCTTGCCGTCATCGAAGTAGATGTACACGGATTTGCCCGATGCGTCCGGGTAGCAAGAAAGCGTCGGGTTGAGCTTGATAGCATCGGAGGCCTTGAAATTGATCTTTCCCCACTTGGTAGGTTGGGCGTTCGGAAGTACTAGCAGCACTTTATGAATGCCGTCCTTCATCTTGAATGCCCATGATTTCGGGGCTGGCAGCGTCGCTCCGAGCGATACGGCGAGCTGCGCGCCATGCGTTGCATTTGCTGCCGTTGCGGTCACGTTCTCATCACCGAAGCACTGGCATAGGCCTTCCTTGTCGGCAGAGATGAGTGAGAAATCAATAGTGTTGTCGGAGCTCTTGGCAACCTTCCTGATGATGCTCCCCGCCCAATCGGCGATGTCATTGGTCGAGATGTCGATGTTCAGTTCGAGCCCGTCATCCGATACGTATCCTGAATCCTTGAAAGCGGTGTTGAGAATGTCTGATGCCGATGTGGGAAGCGCAGTTCCGATCGGAGCCGTGCATATTGCGCCGGTAGTAGATTGGTCGGGAGCACCGACCAGGACGTAGCTTGTATCTAGTCCCATTGTTCCTCCAAAAAAAGTAAAGCCCCTTCCGGGGCATGGTTTCGGGCTATTCGCCCCTTATGGTCATCCGCGCCGAGAAAGTCGCACGCGGTATAGTCGGATGCTTCGGGTCTGGATTCCCATACGGCATGGTGAGTATCTTCGCGGACAGCCAATGGCGACCGTTGATGATCCGTCCTTCCAAGTCGCACACAAGAGACGCGGTTTCATTTGCAGCGTCCATAGCGGATCCGAAATCGCCATCGGCTCCCGCCCAGACATCGACGGAAACGTCATGCTGGTCGATGACGATTGATTGCCTTCCGCCTCCAACACGGGAGAACATCGCAATCGGCAAAGATTCTTCAAGCGATCCCGGCACGGGAGGTGCGCATGTCGATAATGTCACTTCATCTGAGGTTGCCAGGGATTTCACGTCAATGCGAAGGGCGTCTTCTACGTCTATCGGCTTCACGCGCGGCATGATTCCACCGCCTTTGTGAGCGACTTTTCATTCGCCTCGGCCTCCCTCGCCTCTAATGTCCCGGCATATGCGGTTGCTGCGACGCGTCCACCGCCCATACCTGCATGCCATGTCGATGGTTCTGCTTCGAACCCATCCCCGGCTTTAGATGCGATGCGGTTGGCTTGCGTCTTGCACAAGTCGGCAATCTTCTGCGAGTTGAGTATCTGGTAGAACCCGTCTGATACGAATTCGATACGCGCTTTCGAAGCCATCATCCGCTCCAATCTATCAACGACAAAACCATATGGTCTTGGTTGCCCGAGGGGCTCTTCCATGTCTGGGGGCCACCGTCGATTGCATATTCGGTGCCATTCCATACGACCTTATCGGCGGTTTGCACATCGGAATTAGGAGGGGCGTATACCGTCCACTTCGCGGTTGTCGCTATGCGCTGTTGCGATAGGTCAAGCGTCGTTCCTCCCGGTTGCACGGAACATCCGCTAACCTGATGCGATACGGCGTTTGCCCAATCCCTTACCATCGTCCCGCGCTTATCTACCATGGCGGCGCGTTTGACGATTACTGCGTCGTTGCACCAACTGGGTACCATCGCGATCACATCCTCGGAAGCCGATAAGGTGCAAGAAGCTCCTTATCGCGCTCCAATAGCGTGATTCCACCGGCTACGCCCGATGCGGTTTGGTTGTACGTCGCTCGCACTTGCCCGGCTTGCTCTGAAGAGATTCCAGGAGCGGCAACGAGGTCGTTGGCTACTATCTGGCAGATTACGTTGGCGATGTCGGATGCCTGACCGTATCCAGCCGTGAAGGCGATATCGACCGAGCGCCATACGTCTGGCAAGACCAGGCGCGGAAACCTCACAAGACCGGATGAACGCCATTCATACATCGACGCATCGACTACTTGCCCAGCGACAGTGACGGACGCGACAGACGAAACGGCCATGCATGGGAGCACGACCTGATCCCACGCGCCATCTCCTATCCAGCCGCACGCGAGCGATGGGGCTATATGCCATCCGCACCAATTCCGCGCAGCGGCGGTAACTCCATCTATGGCGAGCTGGACACGTTCGGCAGAAGAAGAGAATCTGTTGCCGGTGAGAGTTGCGAAATCAGCAGTTGTGAGTATCGGCGGAATATCGTCATTACTTGATTCGACCGAATAACCCCATGGGGTCGCAATGCTAGGCATCTTTTGCGCTCTTGTTTGTCGGCTTGCGAGATTTATTCTGGACGGCGGCGCGTGCCTTTTCCTCTACAAGCGGCTTCGCTCCTTCTGGTTGCTTGCCTTCTTCGAATTGCCAGAATCCGCCGTGCCATTCGTATTTTTTCAGGGCCATACCGCCCTCCTTTCAAAAAACAGGCGAGGCCGTTAAGCCCCGCCTGCATCGGGCGAATACTAAGCGCCGGGGCTAACGGTCAGCTTCATGAACGCCGCAGGGTAACGGATTGCGAGAGCAAGGCGCTCGGAAGGACGGATGGTCATCATGCCCTTCTCGAAATCGGTGCCATCAGAGTTGGTCATCTCGACCGAACGTCCGCCCTTGCGGATAACGGAACCACCGAGCGCGAAAGCGCCGATGACGATTGTTCCGGCTGCAACGGCCTGGGTCGGCACGGGACGCAAACCCCACAACGGCGGCTCTTCCGCGATGTTCGAATTCATCGAGCTATACGCTCCGTAGAACGGGCCGCCTGCTAGGAATTGCTTGTTCGCATCCTGCAGGTTGGTGAGCAAATCCCAATCCTCGTCATTGAGCAGCAGACCATCGGCACGGAAACCAGGGGTGTTCTTCTTAATGAGAACCTTCGCATGCTTGATGGCGAGCAATGCCAGTTCGAGGCTCGCAACGGTCGCGGTTTGCAAACCGGAACGATGCAGCAAGCCGAGGATGTTGTTCCCGGTGCCGTCTCCTGCGAGCAGCTGATCCTCTTCGGTGATATCCATGAGGTAGTTCGCGCGGTTGTCGATGGACTGGGCAAGGCGCGGCGTATCCGCCAACAGTTCGTCGGTGTCCTTGTAGAAGCAGCCGAGTTTCTTCAACGCATCGGTCTGCGCGGTCGGTTCCGCAGAATGAATCTGCGGGTATGCTCCACCTTCGGCGATGGTGGTAGGCGCTCCATCGACTGCACCCTCAACGAAATACGTTACTGCGGTTGCGTTCGTGGTTTCCTGGCTGAACAGATCGGCAACGGTCAGTTGGCGGCGGGGGCCGGTCTGGATGTCAGGGCGGAATTCGGTGATGATCGGCTTGTAATCACCAGCTGGATTCGTGTTCGGGTCAGTGGCGGCCTTCGCGCCGGATGCAACGACGGTAAACCGTTTGCCGAAAACGGAGCCGTTGCTTTTAACCGCAGCAGCAGCAGCTTGACCAAGGGTCTTTGCAGATGCCTTCTGGCTTCCGTCGTGCGGGTCGGAATCGACAGGCTCGTTCGATTTCATCGCATCGAGCAAACGGTGCTTCTCGTTCGCATCGGCGATCTGCTTCTCCAACGCGGGGATCTCGGTATCAACGATTTCCTTTGCGCGCTTGGTGGATGAATCGTCGCCGGATTTCACCATTTCGGTAAGTCCTGCCAGTTCCTTCTTCAAGGCGGCGAGCTTTTCTTTCAGGGTCATGTAAAGCCTTTCCGCAACAAAAAGCCACCCGTAGGCGGCTTGCGTTGCTTTTCTTTCTTTCTCGATTACTTGGTTAGATCTTCCATCTTCTTGATGAGCTCACGATCAACATTCGCACCCTTGGAACCGTCTGGCTCTCGATGCTTTCCGCCGTCGTCTGTCTCGTCTGCATCCTTGACCAATTTCAAAACGTCGTTGATCAAGGTAGATGCCTGTGAAAGTTTGTCCTCAACCGATTTGGAGAGGACGCGGCCTGATTTAAGCCGTGGAATCAAGTCAATGAATGCAGTAGCAATTGCTTTTTGCTCACCGTTCTTGACTTCAAGGATATCTGCATTCTGATTTGCTGGAATCGGAACGATCGACACTTCGAAAAGGTTCAGCTTCTGCAGCTCGTTCGCCTTTTCTCCGGTATCGAGTGTTACTTCTCCGGCCTGTTGGACGTCGTAAGCAAACGACATCTTTGAAACGCGGCCTTGTTTGACAAGCGAACGCACATATTGCGCTGTGGGATTGTCCGGGTCGAGCGTTGCTGTTACTTTCAACCCGATATCGTCTTCCTCGGCATCAGTCACAGCACCGATATTGTGAAACGGATCATCGGTGTCGTGGTTGAATAGCAGCGGGATTGGTTTGCCCGATGCCTTCCACGCCGCAAGCGTATCGGCAAACGCGCCTTTGGCTACAACGTCGCCGTAACTGTCGGGCGTTCTGTCGAACGTCGAAGCATAGGCGACTATAGAGCCTCCATCATCGCCTGCGGCTTTTATGTCAGCCGCAAAATCCTTGACCTTATGAGCCATCTTCAATCCTTTCATGACATCGAAACCTCTAATTCGCACTGGCACCCGCATGTCTCATCGGCATCGAGTGCGCCGGTGTCACCCGGCCAATCCGCACCGTTGGAGAACGTGTCGTGGTATCCGACCGTCTCGCCGTCCATAGCTGCATGCGAAGCCCTGGGGTTTCCTGAAGTGACTATCCACGTCTTCTCAATGTCCTTGCTGCCGCCTTGCTGATGGCAGGCTTCTAAAACTCCCCACCCGGCTACAGCGGTTGCAAACGACAACCCGGTATTTTCCGCACGCGACGTTTCCGCTTTTTCGAATACGCCCTCTGGCGTCGAGCCCTGCGAATCTTCATCAAGCGAATCATCAATAGCGGATTGCAGCTGCTTCAGCGTCACGGCATTCACGGCAGTCGCCTTACCTTGCGCCATCGCTTCAATGTAGTTTTTTATACGCGGTTCATCGAACGCAGCCGGATCGAGCTGCAGATCCTTCAACGCTGCTTTCGCCGAAGCCGTTGCCTGTGCTTGGAAAACGGGCGCTAACTCTGACGCTAGCTCGCTGTTCCACCTGCCGGTATCGAACCAATCGGGCGAATCTGATTTCCATCGCGCCTTAGATTTCGAAATCGAAGGTATTACGCTGCGCCCTTGGCGCTTAAAGAACTTACAGAGCACCGCCGTGATCTCATCGGCGCTCGATTGCGACGGATGGCCACGCGATTTCAGCGGTGCCTCCTTCGTATGGACTTCGCCCGATTTCGACGCGGCGATGATCGTCTGCACCGCTTTTACGATTGCCTGCGCAGAGTTGTACCCATTGCCCGCTGTATCTCGCGGCGAAGCAAGCCCGCCCTCGATAACGTTGAGCGGGACGATAAGCTCATCGGTTCCATCGACGTGCGGCATGTTCTCCGCTGCTCGCGCCTCTGCCCTCGACATCCACGGCGCACCGACAGCAGATTGCATAGCCGCCGCCTGCTCTTCGAAGCTGCCGCGCAACTTCTGCTTGATATCAAACTCCACATATTCGAGCGGGTTGGCTCCGATCTTCGGAAGGAGGAACGTGTTTATGCGGTTCTCGACCATTTGCAGGTCGGGGCCGAGCGTATCGACGTAGAGTTGGCGGGCGTTCTCTTTAACGCTTGCATAAGTCTGCCCGTCGTTGCTCCACACCATCGCGGGGTTTACGTGGTAGACACCGGCAACGTCCTCGCGGGAGAGCGTCGTAGCTTCTGCCCATTGCGCCTCTTTCGAGTTGAACTGCACGGTTTTAAGCTCCATGCCGTCCTCGAATATCGGCGTTCCACCAGCGTCCGAACCTTTATTCGATGAATAATGCGCTTTCCAGCTTTTTGCAAATCGGTCGCGAGCTTCTGGGCTCCATTCGTTTCCAGCAGGGCGCGTGATGTACGAACTGATGCGACCGCCGTTCTTCCATGCCTGGTTTCTAAAAGCCCATGCGCTAATCTGCTCGGCAAGAACGTCTTTCAGAGCCTCGACAGGAGACAGGCCCTTCATCGGATGATCTGGGTTGTAATTGCGGAACATCAGGCAATCTGAAGCGTCGATCCAAACAGGGGCCGTATCAACTTCACGGGCGGTGACTTGATACTCTGAAATCGAGAAGCCATCTAGTGTTTTCGTGCCTGTTACCCACGTTGGTGGAATAGGGTCTATCTCCCATCCTGATTTACTATCCGCCGATGGGATGACGTACCAAAGAGCCCATCCGTGGATTTTGAAATCAGACATGAGGCGTTCGACAAGTTCATACCCGGTCATGTTCGCATTAGGGTTTGCGAATAGCAGCGGAGCTACTCCCGTCGTATCGCGTTGGCGGTCGGAATCATCGGCGCGGATGTAGCATTTAAGCGGCAACTGCGCGATATTGCGGGCGATAAACGATACGACGGCCTGCATCGCCGGTTGGCTCCTGTACACCTCTTCGGCAGGTTGACCGAGAACCGATGAGATTTCTGGATAATTCAAAACGATGCGAACGGGTCTTCCGAAACGATCGCTGATGCTTGAAAGCAAGCCCATCGGCACTCCTTAAACGAATAGCAATTCATGGTCTGGGTTCTCATATGCACTGGGAACCGATTCTTCTTTGTCAACAGCGGTTGCAAGGCCAAATGCCATGTTGCAGGCGACTAGCGGCGAAATGTCTTCTTGGCTTTTGTTCCTGTCCCATCCCCACGCTCCATCGCCAAGCGGTTTCGTCGCGGCGATGTTCGCGGCAAGGTCTAATGCTGGTTGCGGACGATGCATGGCTTTCAGCGAATCGCTATCAGATTCTTCATCCGGTTCGCACGCTGCCACTGCATCCCAAAGTCTGCCGGCGTATGCGGCAACATCGCGCCCCACGCATTCGACAACTTCAACGCCGTCGATGGCGGCGATGATATCGGCGACCGATGAAACGGGCGCGCCGCGTCCCTGTAGGGCAACGGTCATCGGGGCTACCATCGAGCGTTTCGCGAACCACCCTTCAAGCCATCCGATGCCATGCGAGTACGCGATGAGCTCTGTATGCCAGTTTCCATCGGCGCGCATTCCGCAAACGGCAACGGAAGCATGGAGCCTATCGGCGGCAACATCGACCCCGTAGAACAACTGGGAATCCGGTGCAATCTCGGACGCCTTGTCCTTGCCAGCCTCCCATGCCCCAACCGGGAACGGCGGCGCAGCGGCCTCCATCACCCATTGGCATAGGCATTCGGTTTTGAAGACGCTCTGGTCATCGGTGACTAAAGCCGCTGCCAGAGCGCGCTCGGTAATGGTGTATCCAAGCGACGGGTTCGCTTTCGCCCATTCGTCGCGGTCTTTTATATCGCAATCAGGGTCTGCGCTCCATTCGAATATCCCGAGTGATTCATCATCGGGCATATCCTGGTCATCGTCATCGAGTGCATCGAGCGCGGCGCATATACCGTCAGGGTCGCCCAATGCTCGATGCGCCACAAGCCGCAGATGCCGCAGCACCACAGACGTTGCATCGCCTGCGTTCGACAGTCCGATTATCAGCGCGTCATCCCTGGCGAGCGTTGTTTTCGTTATAGCGCCCCATGCATCCCAGCTTTGGTGCTCGCGAAGCTCATCGAGCAGAATCAAATCTCCACTGTAGCCGCGTCCGCCCTTGCGGGTCGCGGCTTGCACCTTGTATCGTTGGCCAGCTTCGAGTTCCAGGGCTTTCTTGCCATTGACGCGCACAACGCGCTTTATCTCATCGGCGAGTTCCGGGGTGTCCTGCGCCAAATTAACAGCGCCTTGCCAGACTTCTTCGGAAACGTCGAGCGATTGCGCTGTTCCAAGAACCGTTCGCGCGCCCAAGATGTACATGAACCACAGCGCGAGGATCTGGCTCCATAGTGATTTACCGTTTTGTCGCGCGATAAGGATTATCAGCGTTCGGAAACGAAAGCGCCCATCTGCCGTGAGTTCGAGCGCATGGATGTAAAGCCATTCCTGCCATGGATGCAGCGCGATTTCCATAACCTCGTTAGAAAACGCGATGACCGAATAACCCGCCGATGTTTCCGGCGTGAGTTCGCGAAGCGGCGGCGTGAAGATGCGAGGCTCGGTAGAACCTCTGCGCATCAGATCGCCTTGCGGTTGAGTTGACCGTTTTCCATGCGAATCTTGGTCAGATTGCTTTTCTTCTGCTCAGGTTTCTGCTGGGCAGCATCATCAGGCGTAAGTCCGAGCACATCGAGGTATTTCAAAAAAGATGCAAGCGACACGTTGTCGTTCTGCGGCACCTTCGGACGAGACTTTGATTCATCTGCATCCTCCAATGCCCAATCAACGATGGTATCCCATGCATCGATCTTGCGGGCGAGCATCTTCGCGGCCATGACGGCAGCGGCATCCTTTGCGCGAAGGTGCTTCGCGTTCCTGACCGACCTATCGAACGCGCTTTCCAGCGAATCATCGGGGAATCTTGAGTTCTTCTCGTTCTTGGGCATATAAGCACCTCCTTTTTGATGCATAAGTAACTAGCGCGCGCGACCCCACCCATTGATTTCCAGGAGGGAGAGAAGACTGCAGGGGGCGAACTCTTTTTCCCTGCATGAATTGTATGTTTTTGACTCCCCTACCCTATGGCACATAAACGCAGGCCAAACGCTTACCAATTGCGCGACGGCTTGCCTACTTGATTTATTCCCGCCTTGTCCCCACGTGCGCGGTTGCATTTCTTATGGCTTGGCAGGATGTTCGCAAGGTCGAACGCCAACTCTGGATGCCTGCTTACAGGGAGGCGATGATCTGGCTCATAGCTCATTGGTGTCGCCGATGGCGCGACGCTGTAATCTATCGGCTGCCCGCATATCCAACATGTGGCATGGTGCTTCTTGTCGCGGTCGAATGCCTGCCGGCGAACCGTGCTCCATCGACGGTCATGCCTTGGATCGTGCATCATCCGCACCTCTATCCTTTATCGCGCTATAATTTCCATGGCGAGAGGAGCCATATGTCTATAAGAATTCGCAGATCAATCCCGCTGGGGAAATACGCGAAGGTGAATATCTCGAAGAGTGGCGCTTCACTGTCCGCTCATGCAGGCCCTGTCACCGTGAATTCACGTGGCAAAGAATCATTGCATGTGGCTCCCGGCGTAACGCTTCAGAGCGGCAAAGGGAAGTCGGTTGATAATGCCGAGCCCTCATCGAAGCTTTCTGTCGGCAACATCGTCTGGCTGATTCATACATTGCTCGCGTGCGTCGCAGGAATCCTGTTCGTCGCGATGCTCATAGCAGGGCCGAGCGGATTCATCGCACCGTTCATCGGCGCGCTGATATTGTCGATAGCCACATGGCCGTTCGGCACTAAGCCGTCTAACTGACATCTACCACCAACGCGCACCGAATAACTTGGCGAGAAATACCGCCTTGCGCATCGCCTTTGCCATGCGGGTATGGCATTGCTTGGCGCTGTCGTTCATGTAATCGAGGTCAACGCGTAC